GCTGATGTATCTGTGGCATTTAATCGTACATATGTGTCACTACCTGCAACAATTCCATCTGCTGAATTGAAAACAAACCATGCGCCAGTAGCATTTGGTTTAATTATTATAAATCTAGCACCAGCCGTAAAACCACAATCTACGGTTATGTCACCCCCTGTTCCTGTGTATGTACCTACTTTTGATACACCTGCTTGTGTGGCCCACATCATCGCTACATAATTATATGACCAATTAACCTTGCGATCATTTGCAAGTGTCATACTTGTAGAGGAAACTGCGGTGATTGCATTACTATAAACTGCTCCTGCTTCAGTTATAATAAACGAATTACTTATACCATTAACATAAACGTGCCAATCTTCTCCATTATAATTCAGCACTTTTGTTATGATAAATTCTGGTGTAACACCCAAATTATGTTTGACAACATTACCTGCACTATTACTTCCTGTATAAACAACAACATCATGAAATCCTGGACTTCTTCTAAATGCGTATCCAGTAACCACATTATCGTTCGGGTTATCGTAACCAATCAAAGTAGAAGAAGCAGGGTTACCTCCTGTATTCCCTGTAGTTCCAGGATACCTACCTATTTTAGTTCCACTAGTCGATTCTTGGTCTGTGTTATGAAAAAATAAAGCAGGAGTGCTTGTTGTGACAGTTGTTACCCAACTGGTTATATCATCAAGACTTCTTAATCTATTAGCAACAGGCCATGCAAATGCTGCCTCACTGCCGTTCGTTTGTTTTTGGAACACCGTATCATCTGGTGAAACCCAAGCCATGTATTTAGAACCGTCAGCGTTCAAAAAATAAGGCGTAAAAACAGAACTCGTATATTTTGAAACATCAAACACATCTTTACCAGATTCAGCTTCCTTCATGGGAGCGCGACGTATTGCCACATACATATATGTAGCATTACCATTAAATCTGTTTGGGTTGAAGGTAAATCCCGTTGGCGTCATATTCACTGCATCTGCAGATTCTGTGTACTCTGCAGATGCGTATCCTGGATTTAAAGGCCGAGGTCCTCTTCCTGGACCATGGAACCCACGATGAGTATCAAATACATACCAACTATTATTTACGGTGATTGATTTAGTGAGTAGCCATTGTGGTTCAAAACCTAAATCTATTGTTGAAGTTGAACCTCCAGTAATTACGCCACATTTGATTATATCTTGGTCTGCGTTAGGCCCATATCCCCCATCACTATCATTATGTGCAAATAAGTAAACAACATACGTTTGCCCTGATTGATTAAAACCATTAGCATTACTGAAAGTAATTTCAGTAGTTGAATGAGAAACTATTATCGCTCCGTTTGAAAAAGCAAAAATTTCATCAAAATTTCCGTATTGCGCTGTAAGCCCACTTCCTGTTTGTCTGTGCATACAGTACCAATTATAACCATCTTGGTTAGTAACTTTGATAACAGCAAAACCTATTTCAGCATTTAAATTATGACTGAAAGTTCTATTAGAACCATTACTATTTCCATTGTATGTAAATACATCAAAAAAACCTTCTGCTTTTTTGAAACTATGGGTCATATACGTATCACCAGCTTCATTTACAGAAGCATCGTCTGTATTAAATGAAAAACCCGTTGTTGTAAAAGCCTGATTAAAACCAGTATATTCCTGAGCAGTAGAATTTAATGTAAGATATTTTGCATTACCTCTTGCTGTATCAAACACTCTCCATTGATCTGTGGTTAATCTGTTTTTTATCCACATCATCCCACCATCTGTTGCGAGGTCGAGATAATTTGTTCGTGTGTGTGAACCATCATTGCCTGTAAAAATATTAGTGGCAAATACATCTTCTACATAAATTGGGTCTGCACCAGCAGCAGAACCAGAAAGTAATTTTTTCGCTGTACTCATTATGCCATCGCCTGTCCTGCAGTAAATCCATAATATATTGTACCACCATCATAAGTGACAAAAACAAAAACATCAACTGCACCACTTCCTGTACTCAATGTGGGAGCGGTTGCTGCTGCCCAATCTACTGAAGTAGGCCATGTGATTGTTCTTGCACTACTATCTTGTACAACTTTTAACGTAAAAGCAGAAACTTTACCAGAAGCTGCGGGATTGGAAAAAGTGTATGTTACGTTTTCTGATAATGTATGGGTAAAGTTATCACCATCTCTTAGGTTTAGAGTTGCTGCATTACTAGAAGAGGTGATTGCAGTGCTTTCTTCAATCTTACCATTATCAAATGTAACAACACCATTTGCATCTGCGGTAACTACTTTACTTGCCTGAGATGTTCCAAGAGTAGTTATATCATTGTAATTTAGTTGAGTAGCATCTGAAGTTACAACTGTTCCTGCTAATGCTAACCCATCTGTACCATCGTGAGATGCGATATTAAAAGTATTAGTGCCATCTGCAATAGTCACATCACCTGAAATTAGTAATGTATTAGTGCCATCCTCATCATATTCCATGGTAACATCTTGGTCACTACCAAATTTAATTTGTTTATCATCAGCTATATAAACATCGCCAAACTCTAAAGAGGCAGTACCAAGGTCTGCTCCACCCGAGGCATCTGGCACAAAAGCAGTGGAGGCTGTAACCGTTGTACCCTCTAATGTGGTAAACGCACCTGTTCCTGGAGTAGTTCCTCCGATTGCTGTAACTTTAGCCATAGTAACTAAGCCACCATCAGCTATAGCTATTGCATCATCGCCATCTGTAAATTCAATTAAAGGTGTTTGCAAACTTGTTGTGGTATTGAGAATAGCCGCCTGTGTTGTTCCTGCTAAATTTAAATCAGTAAACGCATCGTAAACAATACCACTAGCACCGCCACCATCTGTTACAACAACTTTTCTATCACCATTAGGGATGGAGACTGTTGCCCCACTTCCTTGTTTTATAATAGTAGAGTATGGCCCACTAGAACCAGAATCTGTGGTAGCGTTTTCAATAATCCATATTTTAGAAACAGTATTGGGAGCAAGAGTAACCGTACAGTTTTGTCCTAAAGCCCCTGTAAGTTTAAGGTAAATAGAACGCACCCCATCTGAAGCAGCATCTGCCATTGTGATAGTTGCAGTAGACGCATTGCTTAATGCTTCCGTGCCATACCCAAAAGCCTCACCAATAAGCTCTAAATTAGTATTAGTTGCATCACCCCATGTTCCTGCGCGTTCACCAGAACCAATTTCTTCTAATCTTAAATTATTTACATAGGTACTCATATCAACTCCTTATGCAGCTATTTCTTGCCAATTAGGGTCTTGGTCTGGAACATTAAGGCCCCAAACAAACCCAAAACCTACAACGCCAACCGCAGCAGATCCTGTGACATCGATGGGGATATTTGCATCTCCTATAACAGTTACATTTCCAACTGCGGCTGTTCCAATAATATCAGTAGTTGTTATAAATATAGTAGTATCAGCACCACTAATAAGGACTGAACCAAAACCACTTGTACCTGCAAGACCTGTTATTGTGACGGCTGTACCACCTGAAGATGCAACGGCTGTTGTTGCTGTTCTTGCTCCAGGAACGATAGCTATATTGTAGACGGTAACTCCACCACCCATACCACTATGATTACTACAATAATAATATAATTGATCGGGTGCATCTACTGGAACAGCGAAAGTAACAGTGGCACCACCCGAACCTGCAGAACCTGAAACGGTTACTCCCGAAGTATACTCAGAACCTCCCCCATGTGTGCCATCAGAAGTAGTGGAGAACCTAAAAGGATGACCCGAAACTGAGGAATCAGATACATCAAAAGTGTATGTAGTTTCCCTTGCTAAAAATAAAGTAGGTTGTTGAACGCCATCTATAAAGTATTTATTACCACCACCAGTAGCGACTACTGTGACAGTTTTAGTTGTAATAATTGCATCATTCCATCCACGGACATTCCAAGCCTGTCCTAAACTTCCCCAACCCCCAAATGGAACAACAACATCGGTCATTTATGCAATCCGTATTATAGCGTTCGAAGCATCTGCCGTAGGGAAAACGATAGTAAAATCTCCCCCACTAGCTGCCTTATCTGAACTAAAATCCAGAACTAATACTGTAGGGTTACTTACCGAGAGCGACGTAGTATCAGGCGTAGTATTGTAAATTAATGCTCCTCTTACTGAAGAGATAGTAACATTTGAAAATACTAAATCATCAAAATCTACTAAAGCCGTTGTACCAGAAGTAGTAGGATCAACAGTATTTAGTGTTCCCCCTCCTGCTGAATAATTAGCTCCAGACACTTCATTACTTGTAGTGTAGGCTGTCGTTGCCGCAGTAAATGAGGCACTGTTAGTATATAAAGCTAATTTGAACGTATCCCCTGAAGCAGAGGTATCAAAGTCGTGTACGCCATAGAGTAACTCTTTTTTGAAAGAGGTACACATAAAATTCCCACTAAACGCCATATTAGAGTCTCCTTATCAGTTCAGCTAGTTCTGGGTGTCCTGCATCTACTAAAGCGTTAAAAACTGTCGTTCTATCACTTTGTACAGCTTGTTTCATATATGAGGCAATCACTTTTTCAATATGTGCAGCAAACGCATTTGCTTGTTCTCTTATTGCAGGCTCTGCTTTATCAGACACATAAACTATTTTTTTAACACATCTTGAGGCTACTTCTTCAGGAGTTGCCCCCCTATTATTAGTTGTATGCACTTCTACTGAAAAATTATCTGACATATTTAAACTGTCTGTAAACATTATGTTCTTTCTTTCTTGATATATCCTGCAGAATAATCATCTGTTACTTCTAAAGCCTCGCCTAAGTTTTTCAAACGATTGATAGCTTCACCATATCTTTGATTGTACATATTCATAACATCTTGCTCACCTTTCATAAAAAGGTAACACTCAGCAAGAGAGGCATACAATAGAGCAACCTCAGCATTTTCACTTAACCAACTATTTGTTGTATCCGCACCTACTGCGGTTATTACTCCTGTTGCCCCACTTGTTCCACCTGTTATGGTTTCCCCAACTGTGTAGTTTTGGCTAGGTATACCGACGGTCAAACTTGTTGCACTTTCAACAACTGATATAGTAGAGCTTTGTCCACTCGTACCACCTGTTATTGTTTCTGTTACAACAAAAGTTCCAGATACATTATTCATAGTAATAAGGTATTGGCTTGAAGTTAAGCTAGAGGGCCGATAAAAATAGCTTAAATCCACCGTATAAGTAGAGTCTGGAGTTGGAGCAATAACAAAATAGTTTACATCAAATTGTCCGTAATATTTAGGTGTACCTGTCGTTGCTGAGTTAGGATTATAAGATTGTACAAACTCTAACTCTTTAAATTGTAAATATTCATATAAACTGTTGTTTGTCACACTTAATGAGTGTGGTGATAAAAAATCACTAGGCACGGCTAAGTATGGGCTACCTGTTAAT